GTTCGACTTGACCAATTAGGACTTTCAAGATAAACCACACTTAAACTAGTCCAGTCAATGTAATTGTCTGTTGATTGTATTTCTAATGCTGGGTTAAACAATACGATCAATTGTTCCAATAATTGTAATTTTTGTTTAGTATTACTAGTCCAGATATCTAATTTAAGTTCTAAGGTATAAGGAACAGGCATTAGTCGTTCAATACTAAAAGCATTGCCTTGGCGTGCTTCGTATTCTTGTGTATCTTCATTGTAATAACGTTGACGGATATTCATTTTACCAACGAAGTCAGGTTGCTGTACACGATCACGATCGTAGGTAATATTATTGATATAAGCGGTCATCGCTGGCACAGTGGGCATGGCATTTTCGCTCATATTATTAATAATAGCAGCCACCTGGCGACTACCATCACCGTAATAAACAGGCACACGTTGTAGGGTGGTATTACCTACACGATCCTGGCCAAACTCAACTTGGAATCCAGATAGCATGCGAATGAACTGTGCGAGGAATCGCTCAATCTGAGCATCATAAAAATACTGCTGAAGAGCCGCCATAATTAATTATCCGCCGAAGGTCTTAATGCATCACTTAAACTTTGACGTTGATAAGTGACATTTGCATAAATTGTATATTCTAATACGTCATTGGTATTTAATGCCGTAGATACTGTAAATGATATATTTCCTGCTGTGTTAGCAATAGTATTGGTAATGATCTTGCTGTTTAGTTTTGTTTTTACCCCATACGTACTTCTGTATGTGGTCTTAGTAATAATTTGTTTGGAACTTAATGTAAATGTTTTAGTTTGCGCACTTGCATTTGCAGTATATGGACTAGCAACTTTGATCGCGTCCCAGGCCAATGCGTTAGCATAGTTAGCATCTGTGTTATTAATAAAGCCGCTACGTTGGGTAGTATTAGTAGCACCTGGAGTAAGATTAGTACGTAATCCATCTTCAATTTTAACCCAACGGCGACTATCATAACGGAATAATCTATTAGGCACATAATCTAAACGTAGATAGTAATCGCCAGTCACTGGACTTGTCGGGAACGCTATACCAGCGGCTACTGTGGCACCGTTTGGAGGGAATGCGTCACTGGTCAAATACCCTTTGACTTTATCACTTGGGCTTACTGTGCTAGAACTTGAATATGTGTTGCTTGAAACGTTAGCATTTGAGCTAGCAGTCACACCCAATGGATCACCCGGCTGTCCATCTTGAGTGACTGGGGCCGTATATAGATTAGTGATATCATACCCACTCTTAGGAACATCACGTTCTGCACGGGCAACGATAGCATCGTTGATATCGATATATTTGTTATAGGTACTTAATACCTGACTTAGTGTGTTGGTGGTATTATCACCAGCTGTGATATTGTTAAGTATGTCTTTATATTCTTGACTGTCTACTAGCGGTTGTAGTTTAACACGCCATAGGTGTGGATACCATGTAGGAGCAAAGCCTTCCGCGGCACGGGTAGCATCATTGACTACATAATATCTTTTAAGTGCAGCTGGTACAGTATCATCTAACGGATAATAGTCTTTTAAGTTTGGTAGTTCCATGACATCACCTACCATCAATTTACGACCAATCATATCAACCATGTCATTTAAATGAAACACAGCAAACATGGTATCACCAGTCAGGAACAAGCCAAACTGTTGTAGGTCAAAATCGTTGTCATTTAGGCGATAGACAGTTCGCATGGTATAGATACTGGTATCATACTTGCGATCGCGATTTTCTAAGAACAGTAGATCTTGGATGCTGGTAACGCCAGTGGTGCCTGGTTCGGTATTACTGGTAAATGGTTGATCTATTGGACCAAGGTACTTGTGGATATTAACGTCAACTCCGCCAACGGTGAACATCTCACTCATACGTTGATCAAAGAACTTGTAGTCGTTGCCCTTGTTAGGGCGCCATAAACTTAAACGTGGCATCTGAGAATCCTAATTATCTAGTATTTATCGCCGTTGACAGCTTGCTCAAATGATGTTATACTGTATTATGACTGAAATTAATCACAGCTTAGAATGGGCAAAAGTTCAAATTGAATTAGAACGCCCAGCTAAAAAACTCAAACGCTACAGTAATGACATGTTACAGATAAGTACCAATATTGGTAGATTGGTTAAACATTTAAGTGAAGAAGAAATTAACTGCCGTAGACAAGGTAAACAAACCTGTAAACACCAGGAACTATTGGCAAAAATCAATGAAGAAATTAACATATATGAGCAAATGCTTACATTTGGTGTGTTATTAAATGGTTGATTTTATCAATTATCTAATATATACTATAAAAAATAAGAGAGAGAATTATGGCAATTAAACTTGATGGAATGAAAAAGAAAGCAAAGGTTAGTAATATTAACTTTAGCGATGAGAAATACACCGGTAATGAGCCCATCTGGGACTATGACCGTGCCTTAACTTTTTCCAATGAAGAATTTGACCATCATCTACGTGATAGTTTCCGTTACTACAATTATTATTACAGCACCAAAGATCTTAAAAAATATGTGGTAGCATGGTTACGTCAACATGAAGGTAGCGAAGGGTTACATAAGTTAGATAAAACTACTATTGATCGTTATCAGCGTTCGGCAGACTGTCTAACACCATTTACAGTGTGTGCTTTGATCAAAGCACATGAACGTGGTATGCCCTTGCGTGATCGTCATGTAGAATATATTCTCGACGCAGTTCAGCGTGTGCTAACATTAAAAGCAGACAACGATGAAGATTTTGAAGAAAAGCCAGAAGCGAAGAAAGCAGAAGTCTATATACCAACAATACAAGACCGTATGAATGAAGTTGCTAAAAAGCACATACTTTATTTTGAAATGCTTGAAGATGCCTTATACATGGGAGAAACTATAGATCCCAAAGCCTACGAATATCTAACTAAGAACAATGTGCCACAGGTATTGATAGGAAAGATATCAGCAGTGTTTGAACCACGCTGTGCTGAAGTACGTGAAGCACGTACAACTAAAGATGAAGATCTTAAAGAAGCCTACAGCTATATGAAAGCTGCAGACTATAAACGTTACGATGCTTTCTATGATAAACTATTTGCTGACCTAACTGCCTATAATCAGACTAAGAAAGCAACTAAAAAAGCCGCAGTCCGTAAACCACCAGCTAAAGAGAAACTAGTTAAGAGCTTGAAATATCTTAAACAAGATGCCGGCATGAAACTAGTATCGATCAATCCAGTGGACATCGTTGGTGCAGAACAACTATGGGTCTACAATGTTAAAAATCGCAAGTTGGGCAAGTATGTAGCAGAGGACCAAGGTGGTGTACTTAGTGTTAAAGGTACTAGTATCACAGGATTTAGTGAAACTAAGAGCACACAAAAAACTCTGCGTAAACCTGAAGAACAGATTAAAGCATTCTTAACAAGTAGTAAAGTAGAACTACGCAAATTCCTAGATAATATTAAAACTACCGAAATTGCTCTCAACGGTCGTATCAACGCTGATACCATCCTACTAAAAACAATCTAATCCCCTCGAGGTAGCGTAAAGCCAAAATTATCCTGTTGTTGAGTATAAATATACAATAACAGGATAATTTAAATGGCAACAGCAACAGGAAATCTTACAACTCGTCTCAGTCTTACTACAGACAACTTGTTTAGTGCTAACACTGGTTCGGGTGCCGGACATATCGCATTTAATTCAGACGATCTAGACTCTATAACTGTACAAAAGAATAAAATCATTGATTATATCCGCTTGAGATTAGGTGACGGTATTGTTGATGTTGAAGCAGATGCTGAACACTTTTTGATGGGCATTGAAAATGCGTTTAATCGTTATCGCCAACGTTCAGCAAACTCAGTTGAAGAAAGCTATGCATTCCTAGATTTATTACCTGAAACACAAGAATACATTTTACCCAATACTATAATGAATGTCAGACAGATATTCCGCCGTGGGATTGGATCTATTTCCGGAACCACAGCCAGCCAATTTGAACCATTTGCAAGTGGATACTTAAATACCTATATGTTAGTAGCTGGTCGTGTTGGTGGGTTGGCCAGTTATGAATTGTTTACCCAATATCAAGAATTAGCTATGACCATGTTTGGCGGTTATATAAACTTTACATTTAATCGAGTCAGCAAGAAGCTCACTATCGTACGTAAAATTCCATTCCAAAGTACAGGATTTGATACAAATACCAGTGAAAGCGTGTTATTATGGATAGATAACTATAAACCAGATGTTATGTTATTAAATGATCCATTGGTGTTTCCTTGGTTACAGGATTATGCTTATGCATTAGTTATGATGTCAATTGGGCAAGCACGTGAAAAATTCGCCACAATCGCAGGCCCACAAGGCGGCACTACTCTAAATGGTACAGCACTCAAAGCAGAAGGGCAAGCACTATTAGATAAACTTGATGAAGAAATCAAGAACTATATGGATGGTGGTGCCCCGATGACTTGGATAACTGGTTAAAAACTTCTAGACTTTAAACAAAAACTCCCGTATAATAAACACATACAGGGAGTTTTTTAATGGCTAAAATTATCGCAATTTGCGGGTTCATTGGTAGTGGTAAAGATACCGTCGCTGATTATTTGGTTAACATCCACGGATTCCGCCGTGAAAGTTTTGCTAATAGCCTAAAGGACAGTGTAGCCGCCGTGTTTGGTTGGGATCGTGACATGTTAGAAGGACGTAGTAAACAAAGTCGTGAATGGCGTGAGCAAGTAGATCCGTTTTGGTCGGCTCGTTTAAAAATGCCTAAATTAACCCCACGCTGGGTCCTACAACATTGGGGAACTGAAGTAGTGCGCCGAAATTTCCATGATGATATGTGGGTAGCTAGCCTAGAAAATCGCCTACTTAAATCAACTGATGATATTGTTATTACTGACTGCCGCTTTCCTAACGAAATTAAAGCAGTTAAAAAGATAGGTGGACAAGTTATTCGTGTGGCCCGAGGTCCGGAACCTGAATGGTATGAAGATGCAGTCAGCACAAATAAAGGTGAAAAACACTTTAACTGGGCACTAGCTCGCAATCGTCTACAACGTCAAAAAGTACATGCTAGTGAGTATTCTTGGGTAGGTAGTAAGTTTGATGCTGTGTTAGATAATAATGGAACCATGGATGATTTATACACCCAAGTAGAACAACAATTAAAGATCGGGGATCAAATCTCCCTGTTGCCATCCTAATCCTTCTTTAGCTATTTCAATTTGGCAGTTAGCACAAACTGTTTTTAAGTTAGCAGGCTTAACATTATTTAAACTTCCATCTACATGGAACACGTATAATTGTTCTTTGTATCTAGAATGGAATCCACATTTTTCGCATTGATTTTTCTTCTTATATCCTGACCGTACCCACTGTGGAATAGCCGCAGGCTTCTTACGTTTTTTCCTTATACAACTATCACAGCGAGTCCTATAATGGGTTACATTATCACGTATATAATTAACTGCAACCGGTTTTTTACCGCATGCAGCGCAGAGAGCGCGATATTTCATACAATTATTTAGTGCAAACCTTTTAAAGGGCAGTTAAACGCACCAAAATTTCTAATTAATTATAAATAGTTAAAAGTATTAATTATTAAAGGAATACTTATCATT